ATCTTTCTCCGCCGGCTTTTCTGCAGGCGTGGTGTCCTGTTTCTTTTCTTCCTCTTCCAGCTGGTCCTCCAGCTCTCCGATCTCGCGCTCCAGGGCTGCCTTTGCGTCCTCATGCTCTTTCTTCTCGTTTTCAAACTCATCGGCTGCGGCCTCTACCTCGTTCTGATCGTCAGGCGTATCCGCCTCTTCGATCGCTGCGGCCAGCTCTGCCTCGCGCTTTTCAAAGTCAGCGTCTTTTTCTCTCAGGGCTTCCAGCTCTTTCTTTTTCAGGTCGATCTTTCGGCCCAGGATGATCGCTTTTAATGCCATGTTTTCGTCCTTTCTCTCATCTTTTCTCTCCAGGCGTCCAGGCTTCTCTTCCGGATCGTTTCCGCGTCATGCTGACGGGCGGACACGTTCGTCTCACCATACGCCGGGAATGTGCACACGCTCACCTCAAAGAGGTTCACGTCCTGCATGGTAAAATGTATTGATCCGTCATCTCTGAATTCGGTTTCTTCGCTGACGAGTTCAAAGCCGAAACTGCACCCATCCACATCACCACGGGAAACGCGTTCGTAAGCGTTCATCGCGTCGCTGTCGTTCGGATTGACAACAACGCGCCCCCACAGCCCACGCTCATCTTCCCGCAGCTCTAACGTGTGGGATTTTGTCCGGCCTAAAACCAAAGTAGAATCATGATTCACCAGGGCGCGGATATCCCCGCCGGCCAGTGAATTCTTAAAGGCTCCGGGCGCCACGCTTTCGGTCATCCCAGGGCCTATTTCATAGTCCGAATTAAAGACGGCAAAATATCCCTCCAGGATCCTCGACCCGTCCTCTTCCCGGGTCTGGAAGTCGGTGGGAATCGCCCGCACTCTTCGTCTGTCCATTTGGTCACCCCCAAAAAATAAAAGCCGTGACAATTTGTCACGGCTCAAAGGCTCACATTTATTATTTCTCTGCATTTTTTACACTTGATCTGGATTCCGCGGGCCATGGCACCGGGCCGGCAGCGGAAAAGCTTTTGACCGCAGCGCGGGCAGCAGTACCAAATCACCCCTGCCTCGCTCCTCTTAACCTGCGGATTGATTTCTTTCATTCTCTTCCCTCTTCAGGCAGGCCGCCGCGGCGTCCGTCTGGGACCATTTCATGGTCAGCTGACAATATTTTATGTGTAGGCATACCATGTCATCAATTTTACATTTCAGGATTCCCCGCTTGTCCTTATAGCCATAATTACATACCAGCATATTATTCCACCAGCTTCTTCTGATCGCCGATCTTGTCCAGCGGTATATAGTTTTCCAGGATCCGAAGCTCGTCCAGACCCTCCATCGGGGACATGTTCAGCATATCCCGGACCTCGTTGCCCGTCGCAAAGCCTTTATCCGCCATGCCGCTGAATACGTCATAAATGGTTTTCAAATCCCAGTCCATAAGGGACCGGACGTTAAATTTTAAGTACCAGCCCGACGAAATGATCAGCTTTTTCGTCAGCTCCTGCTGGATCCCGATCACGATGGGCCGCAGCTTGTTCTGTATGAACGAATTCCATTCTGTCTGGCTGTACTCACCGACGCCCAGGACGAAAGGCGGGACGCCTATGATGGATGCCACCGTCTTCTTGTCCAGCTCCACCGTGTCCTTGATTGCCAGATCCGCCAGGGACAGCGGCCGGATCTGCTCGACCGCGAATTGATCCGCAGGGATCAGCCACGGCTCCCCGGCCTCGCTTGATTCTATGTATTGCTCCAGCAGCTTTTTCCGGCCGGTAACAGAAGAAAATTCTTCCGTGAATCCGTCAACCTTCACGATGATCGACGGTTTCCATTTGCTGGCCATGAATCCCTTTTCTGTGGCTGCGGCTTGCTTCAAATTATTGGCCACATCCATCAGGGACGCGTTCAGGCCCCGGCCCATCCACAGGTAGGTCGGGTCTGGATTGTGCCGGAAGTGCAGCACGCTTTCCGGCTTCCGGGCGATTCCATCAATCAGGACCTTATAATCCCGGTATCCTTCCGGAAGGAAAGACACACGCTCGGCCGCGATCGGCTCCAGGCTCTGCAGGTATCCCTTGTAGGTGTGCGGCATGACGACCGCATTCCCGCGGCCATATAAAAGCATGGTCATCACGATGGATTGCATCCACTGGTAGCGCGTCATGTGCTTTTCCGGTTCTATGTCGATTGTCCTGGAAAGCTCATTGACGATCCGGACGTCTCCCCTCTCTGTGTTAGACATCAGATGGATGGTCATGGACGCGATCAAGGTGGCGATTGTCATGCACGCCGTCAATACTTCCGGATTTCTATCCAGGCGGGTATATCCTGCGGTGCAAAGGGTGTCGTATGCGTCCTGCGATAGCAGGAACCCCACTTTGGCCGTCGCCCCGCTCTCCGCCCTGGTGCTCATATTCTTCCGTCTTCTCTTGCTCATTTTATTCCCCCAGCCACGCCTTCGCCGCCTGGCTCTTCTCTCCGTCCTCTATGGATCGGACGCAGGCAAAAACAGACGCATCGAAAAGGTCTATACGCATCTTCGGCTCTACCTTTTCGTATTGGATCATGTCGTCCTGCTTTTCAACCGCGGACACATTCGTGACACAGTACTCATACGCTTCGGAATGTAAATAATATAAATGCCCATCTTTCGCGCTCTTCTCGATCCGTCGGAACCCTTTGGATTTTTTAATATAAAGCTGCGGCTGATCCACCACGCGAAAGCCGGCTTTTTTGATCAGCGGGAAATATTCCTCGCCGGCGAATTTTGGATCGTGCCCGATCTGCTTGATCTTAAATCCTTTTTCTCTCATGGCCACGAACCAATTTACAATGTCCGCATAGTTGACCGTCGGTGTGTTGCACATGGTCAGCCAACCGTCATCCGCCCAGCCGAAAAGAGGGATCTGGTCCTCTTCCGCTTTGTGCACCGCTTGGGTGATTGGGAAAAATCCGTGCGTGATGATAATATCCACGCCCTCGTAGGTGCCGAAAAGCGCTGCGGCCGTCAGGTCGTGCATTCTGGACAGATCTGATCCGCCATACCATCGGATCGGAAGCTTGGCCAGCTCCTCCAGCGTCCAGGAATATTTCTTGTCACTGGCGCGGAATTCGTCGATATTAAAGTACGCCTTAAGGCTGGCCGTGTAGACGTTCAAAGACCTCGATAGGAAGTCCTTTCGCTGCTGCGGGTCATTCAGGGCCTGCAGCGCATCGGCTGCCATGTCTTCCGGGCGGATCGTGACGCCATAGTTAGGATTTGCCTTTTGGTGCTGGATCGGATTCATGTAATCCACGTCACCCTTTTCGTCCTGATCCGCCCGGCATACAAACGCGAAAAATGAATCGTCCTTTACCACGCCGCCCGCCACCTTCACGGCATACTGCAGGCGATTGTAGCCGAAAGAATTGATATTATCGCCGGCCGTGGTAATGCCGATCATCAATTTATTTGTGTACGACTTCATGGCTTCCTTGAAACGGTTATATTGTGCCGGTTTCTTATAGGCTGCCACTTCGTCGGCGATGGCAAAGTTACAGTTAAATGAATCTTGCGCGTCCGGATTTGACGCCATGATCTGGATCTCCAGCGTCCCGTCCGGCCGGCCGTTCCTGGTAAAGGTGTATTTTATCGAATGTTCGAAGGAATTATCCTTAACGCTGAAAGCATCCGCGACGCCTTTATATTCCAGGGAAAACTTCACGAACTGAAAGGATTCCAGCGCCTGCTTTAAAGCAGCGGCCACCACATAGCAGGTGCTTCCGGATTTCCTTTGGATGATCGCCACGGCCAGGGCCAGCCCGGCCACAAAGGAAGTCTTGCCATTCTTCCGCGGAACAAAGATCAAAGCCTCTTTGTATCTCCGCTCCTGCGTTCCGGTTTTCCAAAATCCCAGAATGTTATAGACACAGAAAAGCTCCCACGGCTCCAGGATAAAGGGCTGACCTAAAAGCGGCGTCCCGTCCAGCCTTTCGCCCTTCCGGTGCACCAGCATCCCCTCCATGATCGACACGGCCGCGTCCGGCTGCGCGGTCCTAAACTCCAGGTCGTCCCGCTCCAGGTCGTCCAGAAATCGCTGGCAGGCGTTTATACGGTCTATGCCGGCCACGATCTTCCCGTCCACGGTGTCGCGGGCGTACTGTATCACGATATCGGCATATCCTTTTCTTTTCATGCTACAACCCCAGCCCGGACAGAATATCCTCAAAGCTGCTCTTTCCGTCCGGCGGCCTCATGTCGGCGAAAAGCTGCTTGTATGCTTTGGATGTCAGGCCCAGCTGCTGCCAGTATTGCAGCGCCTGGGCATTGCATTCCATGACCACCACCAGCGCTGGATTCTTCACATAATTGGACGCCCCGCCTTTGTTGGTGTGCTTCGTCACGGTCCGCCCGCCGGAATCAATAAATTGCTTCTCTGCTTCGTCCCTTGTCTCCAGGATTCCTGCCAGGGTATCGATCACCGGATCAAAAAATGGGCGATATGTGCCGGCGTCCTCGCAATAATTTTTGATCTTTCGCCGCCACGTCTGCCGCTTCATCCAGTAATTGCACCTCCTCCAGGTCCCTTGGGACCCCTTTGGGGCCAACGGCCCCGTGTATATAAATGCCTGCCCCCCACCGGTGCCCAGGCGCGCAGGCCCAGAATCAAAGTCGGGGGGGGATATCAATAATTTTCATTGCGACCTTTCAATCCTTCCGGGCCTCTACCACGACCCGGAAGGACCCCAGAAAGGAGGATACAATGAAATGAGCTCGTCAATATTCTTCGTAATAGATCCGATCACCGGAATCTACACGCCGGAATCTTTCCGGGTGCGCTTCCGGATCCGCACATGGTCCATTGATCGCGTGCGCTTCGTCCGCGGTCCTGCTGCACATTCCGTCCGGGTTATGTACCAGACAGTTAAACTTTCCCGCGCACCTGGGTTTTCTTCCGTCGCACTTATAAATCACGTTCGTCGTAATCAATGCCATACTTCCGCGCCGTCCTTCTCAGCAGGTCCTTCCCTTTTTCCGTCAGCCTGTGTGTCGTCCGATCATGCAGCTGGTCGTGAATGCTGTGATTCACAGAAATCAAATTCCAATCTGATAATTTGTATTCCGGGAAGATCTCCAAAGGAAATATGTGGTGCACCGTGTCAGCCTGCAGGAGTCGCCCGTAGCGCTTTGATACCTGGCACTGGTATCCATCGCGCGCCAGAATGTAGCGCCGCTTTCGCTCCCAGCGCTCCGATCCGTAGAACCGCCCGGCCATTATGCCAGCGATTCCAGGCCGGCCTTCCAGGTGATCGGCCCCACGATCCCGTCCTCTTCCAGCTTATGCGCAGCCTGGAAGGCTATCGTGGCCGTCCTTGTCTCATCGCCGAAAATGCCATCCATCGGAACGCCGGCGATGATCTGCCACACTCTCACGGCCTTCCCGGTAGATCCTTTTTTGATCGTCCGCATCTTTACACCTCCGAAAATATCAACCGCACTTTTCCGCGGTGCTGCCGGCTTTGCCTGCACAGGCGCCTCCTGCACGGTCTTCTCTTTGGCCGTCTCTTTCACCGCACCGAATAGCGCCGCCCTGTCGAGGACCTTTGAGAGGTCGAAAGTCCCGCGGATCCCGTCCAGCCTCCCGGTCTCCGTGTACTGCCACAGCGCGCCGATCTTCTGCGGCGTGCTGGTATATCTGGCGTACCAAAGAACATATTTAGAAAGCGCCTTCGTGTCGATGTATCCAGAAGACAAATAATCATTATTGGTGTAGTACCCGCCGCGATATCCTGCCGCCTCGATCGGCACCAGGAAGTATTCGTGCATCTTCGTTATGAGATCCCGCCCAGGCGTCACGCCGTTCTGCCTGGCAAATTTCATGCTGTCATATTCCCAATCAAAAAATACCGGCAGCGTGATCTTGTCCTTGTAAGGTTTTAAAATCTCCAGGCAGCGCCCAGCCTCGCGTCTGGCCATCTTCGGCGTGTAGGCGTAGGAAAAATAATACACGCCTACCGGAAGCCCGGCAGCGATCGCGCCCTCGGTATGTTTGTTAAACATCCGATCA